AAAGAGGTCGGCCACAGCGTTCATACGCACGATCTTATCGTTTCCGCGGCTCGGTGTAAATTCTTGGACGAAGATGCCCATGTTGCGTAACTCTTGGATCAACGGTGCGCCGGCAGCTTTCTTTTCGATCACGAACGCATCGGGCTCCCACTCTCGGTAGTGTTTCAGCGCTGTGGCCTTTAACTCTGGGAACTCCATCCGATCTTTGAACGCGTCCAGCAAGATGAGCTGGGGCGCATGGCCTTCCTCCTCGTTGTACCAAACACCCCACGTTGTGCACGCAGAATAGTCAGAACGAGTCTTAGCTTCAAAGGCCGTATCCCATGACTGGATGATGTATTCGCACTGAGGAGGTTCGTCCTCCGTCCAGATTCGCCACGCTTTTCTAGAAACAATAGCCGCGTTGTTGGATGTAGGCTGCTGCATGTACTGGGCGTTCCAGTACTGGGGGTCCATCGACGCTTTCGCCTGCTTCAACGCATGCAGCGGCCACTGCTCCGGCCAGAGGGACTTCTCATCCTCGGTGTCTTCGTTCAAGATGGCCGGCAGCTCTACGATTTCCCACGGCACAGCCTCTGGGTTCTTGGTCTGGTAGTCAATCAGGCGGCCAGTCAGGTCCAAAAGTGACCATCTTGTCATAATCACAATAATCGCACCGCCCGGCATCAAGCGTTGCAACGGGCCCGTCTGGAACCACGACCACGCCGTATCAAAAGCCAGACGCGAGTTGGTTTTTACGTCCTGTTCAGAGTGGGGATCGTCAATAACGAACAGATCAGCGCCACGACCAGCCAGAGCGCCACCAACACCAGCAGCGTAATACTGACCTCCAGCACTCGTAGACCACTTGCCAGCAGCTTTTTGGTCGGCGGCCACGATAGTTTGGTTAAAAACTTCAGCATACTCCTCCGAATCAATCAAGTTACGCACCCGACGGCCAAAGTCCTCGGACAAACCCGCAGTGTGGGTGCCCATAATGATCTTCTTCTCAGGGAATTTACCTAAAAAGTACGCTGGAAACAAATATGAACTGAACTCTGACTTGCCCATACGTGGCGCAATGTTGATGATGACGCGCTTTTTCTTGCCGGCAATCACGTCCTCAAAGATTTTGGCCAGCTTCCTGTGGTGCGGCCCCACTTTAAACCCCGGGTACACCGCGTTGGCAAACCCCAGCATGCCAGAACTAGCCGCCTTGAGGCTGGCACGCCGCTCCCTGACGTCCAACATATCCATAAGCTCGATCTTCTCCGCCACCGTCATGGTGGGCAGAGCCTTTTGGAGCGCCGCAAGCTCAGGCTTCGTCAGACTGGTCAGAGCTTTTAGGTTCATCTGATTCTGTTTCTGATACGTCACTCACATCGACCACGTCGATGACGCCCATGAAGCGGTTGAGCTTCTCTTTGATCTTAGCGTCGATCTCGGCATCGGACAGCTCCACCTTTTTGATCTCGACCTTGTCGGTGAACAGGCCCACTTCCGTGACTTTGCCAAGTAGGCCCAGTGCTTTTAAGCGGATGTTGGCGTTGGTGGACTTAGTCTCTTCAATAAGCTGGGCCACGGCGTAGCCGCGAATTTCTTTGGCCTGCTGCACGAACTCCCAGTCGTAGGCGGCCAGCATGCCCGTTAAGTGGCGCACGGCCTCTGGTGTTTTAATGGCCACAAGGTTGGCCACTTGCTCTGAAGTCTCAGCGTTTGTCGTCAATGCCCCGAAAGCAGTACGGGCCGCCTCGGTCTGCTGCTCTTTATCTTGTACGGCGTCTGGGCGTACGCCCAGTTCTTCCAACCACTCGACCGTCTTGTGCTGGGCGGACAACACTTCCCCCGGCTCGGCATCATCGAGTTCTACAAAATCCGGGTTGGTGACCCCCGGCTCAAATTGCACCAAGTGTTCGAACATTGTGCGCTGTCCTTGCGTTGTGTTTGGGCGGAGTGTACACTAACTTCCGGTAGTGGGTGACCATTGCTTCTCCTTGGAGGCTTCGGCCTTCCTTCAACCCCAGCTCACAAGGCTGGGGTTTTTTTGTATGTGTAACGTTTGACACGAGGTTTTTCCAAATTTTTTAAAAAATTTAGGGGGTGGGGTAAACCCTGATTTGCTGGGAATTGTCTAAGATTTTACAAAATACTCGGTGCGGCTACGCAATAGTGTTCACGGGACGACGTCGCCCTCCGCTGTATATGGGTTGGTGGGGGTATGGTGGGGTTCGCATATGCCAAATACGCCGCACAGCCACGCTGTCAAGGGTTCTCTATAACCTGTTGTGCTATAATAGATTCATCGGTTGGGGATTGCCTCGACCGCTGTGCTGCCTCGCCACTTTGCGAGGCTTTTTATTTGGAGCTTAATCATGAAACTTGCAATCAACCGCGCGGCTATCTACGCCGTGTTCACAGATGCGGACAACCAGTCCGCATCGTTCGCTGTTCGCCTCATGGAGTTGGGCATTGCATCACGTGCCGAGGCGAAGCCGTTCGCTATGGAATGGGCATCGAAGAAGCATGGCAACGAACCTATCAAGCAGGGCTTGCAGGGTATGACGTTCGTGAAGCGGGACACAGCCGCCGAGCGAGCAATGAACAGGGTCTTGTCCGTGTGTTACCCCAAGGCAGACATGCCCAAGCCTAAGAAGACCACGGCCAACAAGACTGACCCAGTCACAAAGCTGTTCACACAATGGAAAGCGCTCACGGCGGCAGAGAAGCGCCGCTTCACTACTATGCAACTCAAGGCTTGAGTTTGTTTCGACACGATGCGGACACGCTGTCCGCATCAGTTTTTTCCGAACGGCGCAAGCGGGAGGCTTGGCCGTTATTCCTTTTTCTGTCAATCATCGGAGCACATCATGAAAAACACATCTATCAAAGAAATCACCCTCGCCAAACTCGCAGTCCTACGCGACGAGATCGTGCGTGACCAACGTGACAACAAGCGGCGAGCCGAAGCCCTACGCCGCGCAGAAGAAGCCGATATGGGTTGGGAGTTGGTCAAGCTAGGCGCTCGCCCGATACGTCAACGCCGCCTCTTTAAATGACCACGATGCGGACAACTTGTCCGCTTCTCCATAACACGTTAGCAAACACTCAAAAGTGTTGTTTTTTAACACATACCCACCATTCCTGCGCTCTGGACACACACATGGGCTGTCGTAACCCGCATGAACATTGGCGTCGCATAAAAACTGACCAACACGTCTATATATATATAAGAGTAAATCAGATAGATATATATATTCAGGTTTTCGTGGGTATGGTTTCAGCCTTGTATGTTGAAGCTCTCTCGAAAAACCATGGACTAGTAGGTCAGCTTTGCCTCAAAGCCAATGTTCATGCGGATATTCACTGGCCCACGTATATGTCCTGTACTCGCAACACGTGGACAAATCGAGTATATTTTAGGACTGTTTACACACTTTTAAGGACAAACACATGGAATACGAAGACAAACTCTGTGCTCAATGCCAACGCATCAAGCCCCACGCACAGTTCAAACGACTGCTCACCCGAGCACAAAGCAAGGCACGAGGCTACGTTGGGCACCATCGTGTCGAGATAGACAGCAAGCTATGCAAGGACTGCCAACCCAAACTCAAGCCCGTTGAGCGCCTCACCAAAAAAGAAATACGCAACCGCGTTGCGGCGGGTGACATGCATCCCATGATTGGCGAAGGCATCATCAAAGAGCGTGACGACACAGTGAATCAACGCCGAGCGGCAAAGACTGCGTCACGTTGGGCTGACCTGCAAAGTGTCGAATGGCGCAAACTAATCAAAGCCATCGGAGCAGAGATCACGATCACACGACAGCAACTAAAGTATGCAGAGAACATAGGTGACCACACCCGAGAAGTGTTTGCTCTGACCTACCTTGTGATGATGAACAAGTTGCGGGCGAAGATGCGCGTTGCCGCGCTCAAACCTCAAGGTGCCCCCGAGTCGGTGTATTGGGTCGACCACCTGCACCGAGAAGAAATACAACAAGTGCGTGATGTATGGGAGCAGATACCGATGCTGGCCCGATCACGCATGAAGATGCCCCTTGCCCTGCGTCACCGCACGATGGGCGAGAGCGAGTACCGACCCGAGCTGAAGCTCAGAGGGAAGGACTACAAGACACCCGCCGAGCGCATCGCTCCCTTCAAAGGGAACGGTCACGCGTAGTTTTTGGGGGATTTCCCCCACAACCCCGATGCGGACAACCTGTCCGCATCTTTTTCAACTGTAACTAGGAGCACATCATGACAGACCAAACCCCCATCAACACACCCGAGCAACACAGCGTACTCATCGACAACATAGGCAAATACCTAGTCGGCATGATCGAGGGCATCGTGGAGCGCAAAGTCAACGAGATATTCGACAGCCACGCAACGATGACGCTCATCAACGAGAAGACAGAGGAGCGACTGCGCGAGATAGCAGAAGCTGTAATCGACGTACACGAGGGCGACTTCGAGCATCACAGCACAGACGACATAAGCGACACAGTAGCAACCTATGTTCACAACATCGACCTCGCAGACAAAGTTAAGTACGCAGTACACGAACTCATGAGCGATGGTGACTACGCCACCGAGGATCGTGTGCAAGAAATGATCGACGAGAGTGACTACGTCACAGAAAGCCGAGTGCACGAGATGGTGGAGGAGCAGGTGCAAGAGGCGATTGACGAGCACGACTACGAGGAGTCGGTCAAACAAGTGTTACGTAACATCTAAAGGAGAGTAATCATGCCAACTGAAATCACAGTCACCGCATACAAGTTCGAGGAACTAGAAGGCAGGGCAAAAGAAAAAGCCCACGCAAAACTCACCGAGTGGATAACAGACCATGAGTGGTGGGACAGCGTGTATGAGAACGCAAAGGAAGACGGCGACAAGCTGGGCTTTGAGATCAACGATATCAGGTTCAGCGGGTTTTCATCGCAAGGTGACGGCGCACATTGGACAGGGCGTATTGACTTGCAGACTTTTGTTGAGACTAACCTCGATGAGCGTAGTGCATGGTACGCAGAGGACGTCCTCTTGGTTGCGTTGTGGGAGGAGGGGTGGATTGACAGATGGATAAGTATCGACAACCACAACTATCGCTACTGCCACTCGGGTGGCATGAGTATGTCCGACCACCCCAACAACTCGTTGAATGTAGATGATGACGATGTCGCTGAGCTACAACATGGTGCGTTAGCAGGCGCAACCATCTATCAACTCAAAGAATCGTTTGACTACGAGCAACGCATCACCGAGTGGTGTGACGAAGCGCTGACACAAGCACGTGCCTTCGCCGATGACATCTACAAGAAACTTGAGAAAGAGTATGACGACCTGACGAGCGAGGCTTCATTGATTGAGTTCGCAGGTGTGCATGACTATGTGTTTGATGAACGCGGCAATATGCTGTAAAGGAGAATGAAATGGGATACAGAAGCGATGTTGCATACGTCATCAAATTCGATGACATACAAACGAGAGATGCCTACGTCACGTTGATGTTGGCACACGATGACCCCGAGGTACGCAAAGCAATCGAGGAATGTGAGTACGACAATGAACGTGACCCCATCATTACGTTCAAAGAGACAGACATCAAGTGGTATGCAGGATACCCCGGCGTGATAGCGCACAAGTTTATCTACGAGAACGCATACGCGTTGGAGATGGGTAGCTATCGCATCGTCACGCTAGGAGAGGATGGCGCAGAAGATTTCGACTCGGAAGAAATACATGACGGACACGACCTGTATGAGTACATCACCACACGCCACGAGTTAGTCACAAGTTTTTAACCACCAAAGAAAGAGAGCACATCATGAGTTTTGGACACGTAGGTAGCGTAGCAACCATCAATAGCTACGAACGAGCAGACAGTTACTTCAACAGCAGGACAGCGCACACTAGGTGCAAGGGCTGGCAATCACACGAGCGCTGTCTCAAGGAGAGAGCATCGGGCAACAGACACTACCGCATTGAGCGACACAATGACGGCGAGTATTACGATGTGTGTCTGTATCAACAAGTCATGGCTAGGTTCTACAAGCCTAACGAGCAGGGACATAGCCGCGTGTTGTACTCAGGGCACAGCAGCGTGACGAGCAAGAGCTTTATGTGGAATGTGCTTGGTGTGTGGTATGCCATGACGAAACAAACGACAGACAATCGCCACGTTGTTGCACCTGTCTATAACTGCAACGACATCATCGACAACAACGCCCAGTTCAGCTTAGACATGACGCTCGATGCCGAGCGTCGCATCATCATCGACAAGTCACGACACACCACGCACTACACGCACAAGTCCAATGAAGAAGACAAGGCGAAGCGTGCGCGTATCAAAGAGAAGTTCAGCAACTACATCATGCTTGCACAGATGCGTATGCCTGAGTATGCCGACAACTGTGTGCCGCAACATCACAAGGGTCGCCCCTTCGGTGGCTGTAATACGTCACACACCGAGCGTCTTGCTATCGAGGCTATATGGGATGAGGATATGCCCGAGCAATATGCAATCGACCACTTCTTTGAACTGTGCCAAGAGATATACGACACGCTTGTTTCTAAGCGTGGGTACGACCAAGGCGACTTCCACCTCGGGTATCGCTACGCAAGCTCCAATCAACCGCACTCGTCACCCTCAGACTTACGCAAACCTGTTACAGAGAAAGACTTTGAGAAAGCTATTCTCAACAATGTCTATAAGCTAGTGGGCGCTAACACTAAGAGTGAGGCTGTGCTTCAACCTCAGTTTATGGACAAGGATTTATACCCTCGTTCGTCTATCACAACCTACCCATAAAGAAAGGATTCAATATGTAAAAATATTCTGTCAAACAATGGACAATTCGGTATACTAACCATTCGGATGCGGACAAGGTGTCCGCAATCCCATCAATCTTTTTAGGAGCTTTCAATCATGAATAAATATCTTTCTTTCACTCAGGTTCAAAACCTTATCGCTAACGCAGGTGACAAGCGCACCATCATTGTCGAGGGCGAGAACGGCATCGGCAAGACTGCACTCTTTCACGCACTCAAAGCCATGCCCAAGTTCGCCGACCACATTGCTGTTGACCCTGTCGATTGCACCCAGTTGTCCGATGGTTCTGTGTGGATGCCTGACCTTGATCGTGAGAACGGCGT